TTTACAAATAGGATATTTTTTATTTGGTGCTAAAAAACATTTTTTACCACAGCGTTTTAACATGAGTGTTTTTTGGTGATACCCAGGTTTTTCATTTTTCCATCCTTTAGTAGCTGAACCACGACCGTTTTTACGTGTTTTAGACATTATATATATTATTACATAATAAAAATTATAGTGCTAATTTATGGAAGAAGAGATTTCAAAAAATAGTGAACGTAATACACCAATACCAACGAATGAAAATCAATATGATATAATGAAATTTTCCGAATGTAGAGCGGTATATTATGATTCACCAAAATTAGGACGTTTACACCCACGTAGTCATGAAGATACATCTAGTGAAGACATATCTTCTGATATCTCTGGAAATTTAACGGATAATTCAGGTAACACCATAATAACATTTAAAAAGTATACCTATAAAGAGATTGAAAATGAAATGAATGCAAATTATTTTGACGAAAACGAATATTTTTCGAGTGCATTAGATATACTAGCGACTTATTTAAGAGGACAAAAATTGATTTATATGGAATCAAAATCATATTGTGAAACCAGATTAAATAGTCTTATGATGCCCTCTATTTTATTATCAACCGCCGCAACTGTATTGGCGTCCATCATTAAAGATTATATTTGGGGTGCTTATTTGATTGCAGGCATCAATGGCATTATTGCTTTTTTATTAGCAGTGGTGAATTACTTGAAACTGGATGCTGCCTCAGAAGCTCATAAAACGTCGGCTCACCAATACGATAAATTACAAACAACCGTCGAATTTATGTCAGGTAAAACATTATTATTTTCACACGACTCTAGTAGTAACTATATAAGTAATATTATTGGTGAAAAGTTAACGGACATTGAAAATAAGATTGGAGAGATAAAAGGGACCAATCAATTTATAATTCCAAAAGATATAAGAACCATGTATCCAATTATTTATAATACAAATGTGTTTTTAATCATTAAAAAAATTGAAGACATTCGAAAACGTAAAATAAATTCTTTAAAAGAGGTTAAAAACTATAAAAATTATTTAAAAGCGCTGGTAAAGGCTAGAAGACTAAAGGGATTATCCAACAAACATTATTTATCGCAAATAGATTTTTTGCAAAAAGAAAAGGACCGCCACATTAACAATCTTCTTATTTTAAAATCCGCATTTTCAATTATTGATGATATGTTTATTAAAGAAATGGAAAATGCAGAAATAAATAAAAACATTTGGATAAGAAGATGGTTTTGTTTTGGTTTTAATATCAAGGAAAAGGTTGTTGACCCTAGGACAATAAGTACCTTTATTGAAGATGTTATGAATCCTTATGGTAGACAAGATAAAATAATACAAGAATTGAAGGAAAAAGAAGCCGAACTTCAAAAAGAGAAAGAAAAAAAGGAAAAAGAAAATATTAAAAAAACGATTAAAAAAGATAATGAAAAATTTAAAAAAGTTTGGGAAGCGCTTAGTAAAACCAAAGGTTTAATGAAACAAAATGTAAATTTAATTGAAAAATTATATGATAAATTAGAAAGAGGTGAATTAAACGAAAAAAATGTTTTAAATCATGATGATGATGTTAAAAATAAAAATAAATTCAATAGCGTTTTTACTTTAAAAAAAATGCCAAATATAATAGAGTTATTTGGTATAGACAATGACGTGAAACCAAATTTTGAACACATAAAATTTTCCATAGAAGAAATAAATAATACAGATTTTGAAAATGATGAAATTAGAAGTAAACGGTCTGATTCGTCTAATTCTTTAGATTGTGATATTCAAGGTGAAAAAACTAAATAAAATTGATATTATTTCTAAAAAAATAAAATAAGAATATACAAAAATTATTATTTTATAAAAAATGTCATTTGCGAACGTAAGCCATAACGAAAATAATGGAGAATATGAATTCGCGCGGGCGCGGAGGGTTTTATTTGATTCTCGTATTTCTATTCTGGAAGCATCTAATATATTAGCTGATGCATCAGGCAATAGTGTACATTGGTATATTGATAGAAATCCAGATTATAATATTGTTACCAATCTAAATAGACCTACAGTAGGACACAAAAGGCACTCCATCGATATAATATGTAAAAATATAGAAATTTCAGAAGAAGAACAAAATTGTTGTATTTGTATGGAAGAGAGAGAAAAAAATGATATTTGTCGTTTTACGTGTCAACACTCCTTTTGCGGAACATGTATAATTGATATTTTAAAAACCCAGAGTTCCGCGTGTTGTCCTCTTTGTAGAGAAATGGTTACAAATATTATTACGCAAAAAAATAACATACAACATAAATTACAGGAATATTGCCTTTAACGAAAACTCATCATACGTAGTCCGTTTTTACTAGCTTGTATAGTGCCTTGATTCCCCACATTTGTCGTAAATAACATTCTAGTAGATTTTATTTGTGATATCCTTTTTCTTTCTTCCATTTGTCTTAGTCTTTCTTCTACTAACATTTTTAAATATTCTTCTTTTGTTTTAGGAACCTTCATTTCTGGAACAGGTGGATTTGCGTCTTGATAATCCTTAAAATATTTATTATAAATGTAACTATGTTTCACTGCTGGTTCAATTTGCTCTTTTTTTATTTCTACTAATCTTGGATTTTGCACTGGATACTGATTATTTTTCACTGAGTACGAATTATTTTTCACTGGGTACGTATTATTTTGCACTGGGTACTGGTGTTGTACCTGGTCTTGATGTTGTGTATGCTCTTGATTTGGTGCCATAAATTGTAAAACACCACTTTTATTTACTACCAAATTCATATTTGTTAATATATCATCAAACGTAACCTTCTTTTTTTTAGATGATTGAGGTTTCTCTTTTGTTTGTGAATTATTTTCCCAATATTTTTCATAATTACTATCGTTTACATTATCAAACGTTTCGTGGGATTGCTTCATTTCTGTTTCATAAAAATTAAGCTCCATATTTATATAGTATATATTTTTGCATTATATTTTTTTACACATAAAAAAATATAATATATTTTTAATATAAATATGCTTAATACTTATATCAAAAATCGCGGATTATCACAAACAATTATGAATAACAATAATCACATTAATTTTAACGAATTACTCTGGGATGCTGATTATGATGGAAACAATGCAAATATAAATGTTTCTTCGAATAATAATGGTCACAAAAAAAGGTATAACCTAAACCTAGATAATCATGATTTAGCTAACATGCTTAATATTCCTAGTATAAACATGCCTATTCATAAAAGGCTTCAAATGGATTTTGAACAACCGGTTTTTAGAAATGAACCTAGAGTTTTACAAATTGAAATTCCTAAAATGAAAACACCACAAATGAAAACATCAGAAATAATAATAAAACCTCGTTTTGTTACAAAACCAGAAAGTATAATCGATAATAATACAGTCTCATCACTCGTTGAACCATCTATAACTTCCCTCCTAGAATCTGCAAGCCCCACTAGTTACCTTTCAAGTCCCCTACCTAATGAAGAATTACTGGTACCAATTACTATTGACGAAAACACACTCGATAAGTATACATTGACACCTAAAAGACGGTATAGACATAAAAAAACACATAAAACATATAAAGTATATAAAAAACAGAAATCGCCGAAACGTAGTTCACCGAAACGTAGTTCACCAAAACGTAGTTCACCAAAACACAAATCACCAAAACACAAGCATAAATCAAAAACGTCCAAAAGTTATACACTATTCTAATGTTTATTCTTTTTTATAATACTCAATATCATATTCTCATCATCCGAATAACTTCTCTCTCGTCTTTCTTTCTTATATAGGTTACCATTTATTTTATTCATTTTTTGACTTATATAATATTGAGAAGCATATACTATTACATTAGCAATATCATCATAAATGAGTTCCAAAAAGAGCCCTTCCGTTTTTTTTATAAAATGTAAAAAATGCAGCAATTCATCTATATTTGTTTGTGAAAAAATTGCAGTCATTACACAGTGGTTTCGTTTAAATTGCACATGTGAATCATATTCGTAGTCTTCATAGAAAGATTCGCATTCACATTCTTTGGCGACATTTCTTATCGTATCTGGTAATTGTGTTGCACTACTATTTTTGATTATATCAAAAGACACCTCAATATTATACCCCATTTATATAACTAAATATTTTTGTTTTTTCAAAAAAAATGTTTTATGTAGTAAAGTAAAATACTACATAAAATTACACTACACAAATAGTTTTTCTTTTTTTAAAGTTATATATAAATGTCATTTAGAAAATTCGGTGGTTTACAATATGCAGGTAAAAACAATATAGTTTCTAATAATTACAATACAACGAATAATTTAACAGTTACTGAAAATGTTGGCCAACCAAATTCACATATTAATTTTGAAAGCGACATATATTTAAATGGAAATCTAGTTATTTTACCGACAGGACCCACAGGTTCATCTAGTAATAATGGGATTTATTTTCCGGATGGCTCTTTTCAAAATACGGCGAGTATGTCTAATAGTATCATTTATTCAACTTCTATAGGCCCAACGGGTCCAAAAGGTTCTAATGGTGCTATAGGGTCAAAAGGTGATACGGGTCATAAAGGTTGTGAAGGTAACCGTGGTCCTACTGGTCGTAAAGGTCCTACTGGATTTACTGGTGAGACAGGTCCTACTGGTGAGACCGGTCCTATTGGCGGTACAGGTCCTACTGGCGAGACAGGTCCTACTGGTGAGACAGGTCCTACTGGTTTCACAGGCCCAACTGGTTTCACCGGTTTTACAGGTCCTACGGGTTATATAGGTCCAACTGGTTTCACAGGTCCTATTGGAACAGGTCCAACTGGAACAAATGGTACAGCACTATTTACACTCACAACTGATTCAGAGTATATATCCTTTCCTAGCAGTAATTCTATAAGTGCTTCGGGTCTTGGAAAAGAAATTTATGCCAAAACATTAGAAGCATATAGTTCTGTATTTTTAACATTTTATATAACAGATGACGCCATCCTTGCAAACGATACTTGTGGTCTAGCTTATTACAATACTGGAGTTGGT